CTGAATATCTCTCAATAGGGAAAACGAGAGGATATACGTCATATACAGGCAGTTTGTCTTTATGCTTAGGATCATACTTAAATAGAAACATTTTGCCAATTACGGCACTGCCACGTTGACTTTCTTCAGCTTTAAGAAGGGTCGCGCGCATGGTTGCAGCACTACGGATACGACCTTGAAACCAGTCGAGTGCTTGTTTTGCGTCTTTAATTGTTGAATTTTTCTTTACAGCCATATTGTTATTTATGACGATTTCTCTTGACAACCACTTGACAACAGTGTATTATGGCTATGCCGTCGATGATATGAATAATACTACTTAATTCCTAATTCTCTCTCAGTAATTAGCTTAAACTCCCATCCTCTATCAAGACAATATTCGTTAGCTGCTGACCATTTAGCTTGATTCTTGCCCCATGTCATTACCTCAGTAAGATACTTTCGAGTAGCTTTCTTCTGCTTTCTAGGCTCTCTAGTTTCTTTCATAGGCTTCACTTCCAACAGCATTGTTTTAGTATTACCATCTGGTAATCTCGCTTTAATGAGAAAGTCAGGGAAATACCTGTGTCTACGATTATCTGTTGGACATATATATGGTATTGCTAGTTCCTCACTGCTCCATTCAACGATATTGGGATTATCATCGAAGTATTTCATAGCCTTTAATTCCCAAAGCGATCTATAAATAATATTAGTAGGATCACCCCTATACTTCTGATAGTTTTTGGGTTGAAAGCGTCCTTTGTATGCCATAATTAATTCCATTTTTGTGCATAAATATATATGAAAACCACAGGAATAAACATCACATGACCGATAGCTACTACGACGAGATTACAAGTTCAATTTCAGACGGTCTGGATTGGGCAGGTAATAAGCTTTATGAAGCTTGGGATATAGCTGCTGATGGTGCATTGCCTGATGATAATACACTCTCACAAAAACAATATGGTTTCAATTATAAGACATTCCCTTCTGATTTAGGTATGTCTTATAATGGCCATTATATGGTAATTAATATCAACGTGCCTGTCACACTCACAACAGGTCGTGGTGGTTCTACACAGATTGCGACCGATTTACCAGGTAATGCCACGCTATTACCTGATGAGCTTTCTAAGGTTGACGTTCTACGATTTGGTAGTAAATTGGGTGGTTGGAATGTCTCTCAGACTGATTCGATTACCTCACGTAGAACCCGCAGAATTAAAGAGAGTATTGCCCTATATATGCCTGGCACACAGCTGGTATTTAATGGAATGAACGCCTACGAAGAAATCTCCATGACAGCACTTAGTGGACAATTAGCCACTGGTATTATTTCAAAGGGTGTTGAATTCTTTGCCAGTTATGTGGGTGGTAGAACACTAGTGGGACAAGCACTAAAAGAAGTATTGCCTTCTGCTGCTGATTTAGGTGCTGCTGCTGGTGGTGCCTCAGACACTATTCAGAGTTTGGCCAGTGGTGCCGCTAAATTAGCTGGACGCCCTATTAATCCTCGTGTCGAAGTATTATTTGCCTCTACACCACTCCGCGATTTCCAATTTGAATTCTTATTCATGCCAAGAAACGCGGAAGAATCAAAGTCTGTTCGTGAAATCATCAAGACAATTAGATATCATGCGGCACCTGAATTAGATAATTTCGGTGTCAATTTTATTCCTCCTGCTGAATTTGACATTACATTCTTTCAGGCAGGCAAAGAAAACGTTAATATCCCACGTATCAATACATGTGTGCTGACACGCTGCGAAATCGACTATGCACCAGGTACTGGTCAGTTCTCTACATATAATGACGGTATGCCAATTGCCACACGAATGATGTTGGTATTCCGTGAAGTTGAACCTATCCACAAGCTTCGCGTTCTACAGGGTTTCTAATATGGGTAATTATCTCGACTTATTCCCAAAGATTCAATACACTCTAGAGGGTACCGACAACCAGTACCCTAATTATACCACAATTACCAATATAACATATCGTATTGGTATGATCAAAGAGGTTCTTACTAATTTCGCTGCCTATACGAAATATACGGTAAAAGAGGGTGAAACACCAGAACAATTAGCAGATAGATTTTACGGTGACCCTGAAGCTTATTGGATCATTCTATATGCCAATAATATCTATGATGCTCAATATGGTTGGCCTTTAAGTTATAATGACTTTAATGCATTCATTGTCTCAAAATATGGATCAATTGAGACTGCACAGACCACTTATCACCACTACGAAAAGGTAATTACCAGAGAGAATATTACCGATAATATTACGACAGTTACTAGGTTTAAAATAAATCAGACGAAGATTGCAGATTCAATGTCTGTTGATTTACCCTATGATACCTATGCATCTCTTGAATTTTCGTATACAGCACCTGCCACTAATGTTGGTGGTAAATCAATAATCGAGACTATTTCAAAAAATCGAGTGACAAACTATGATTATGAAAATCAATTGAATGAGGAAAGACGCAGTATTAATATTATCAAGAACAAGTACTATCCACAGTTAATAGCTGAATTTGACAAAATGACCAACAATATCCGTAATGCTTCCATGAGAAGGTTGACATGAGCGAAACTGAATATAAGGGCAGTGACGAATCTGCCATTATTGAGGCCTCTTTTCCTGTTTCAGATAATATACTAGATGATTTCACTGTTCAAGAAGTCACTTTGGTGGAAAGTTTATTGACCCCCGGTATTCAGACCGCTATTAAAGTACACTCTTATAGACACGTATTGCCAAATAAGAACCTTGACGAGTTCAAGAACCTAATCGCTAATATCAAGATCAAGCGACCAATCCTCAAAGCATATAAATTTAATGAAGACAGCATCGAAGTAAATCCTCGTATTTACCGTCTTGCTGATCGTAAAATGATTAATACCAATAACGAAGAATTCGTGCTGTATGGATGTGATGACAGCCTATTGAATAACGCACGGGATTTAGTATCGCAGAATTGGAATGCAACCTCTCCATCCGAAGTGGTAAGACAGGTATTATCATCCTCTGCCAAAGTTACCAATATGGATATTGAGTCATCTTCACCCAGTCGCGACTATATTGCCGAAAATATTCACCCATTTGATGTCGTAAAACAGCAGGCAGAGGTGGCATTAGCTAACGGTAATGACCCGTCCTTCTTGCACTATATGACATATGAGAATGGTGGAACACACCATTTCAGATCATTGGCATCATTATCAAAAGGCACACCTATTGTAGAGCTAACCCATGCAGATACAGCTGGAGCTAAGTCAGAAAAGAATGACATATATGGTGGATACAGAAATCCTCGATTGATTATGACATATAGTTTCCCATGTGATTTTGATTTATTGTCTGATTTATTGAATGGTATTGATACTGATGGCCGCGATTTAACTTCCATGGTATTAACAAATGCATTCTTAGGGCAATTCTCACTATCGGGTGTACAGACTATTGCGAATGGATTAGGACAAGGCATCTTTAAATTGGGTCAAACTAATTTTAATTCAGCAGATCAGCAGGATGCCAGCAATAGTGCCATTGAACAATACCTATTAAAAAGACAGGCTCGCATGAATTTATTGGAGCCAGACAAGGTAGCACTGAGATTAACTGTGCCTTGGAACCCAATATATCATGCAGGTAAAGTAATTCGTATCAATCTATATAATAAGAATGACAAGAATCGAGCACCTGTTCAGTTATATGGCGCCGGTGATTATTTGATTTCATCTATGGTGCATACAGTCAAGCGTGGTGGTTTCTCGACTACTACGATGGATTGTGTTTCTACAACAGTTGGTAAGGGAATGGTATGAGTAAGTATAAGGCACCTAATCAGGGTGAATATCTTGTAGGGGTAATTGTAGGTGGTGACAGCGAAGATCCAGCAAAAGACAAGGCTGGTGGTGCGCGTGTGTGGATTCCATCTCTGTATAATGGAAATAAGATTAAATTTACTGATTTACCCTTCGCGCGAATGATAGGTTCTGGCACTCAAGGATCAGTCCATAGTTCAAGTCAACCACCAGAGCGCGGTACTTGCGTTATGTGTGTGAAAGATGGTGGACCTGGTCATTCTGGTTCAGGATATGTCACAATATTAGGGGTGCTGCCTAATACTGTTATGAAGAATATGGGTGTTCCTGGCGGTAAATCACTCTTTAGTTTCTTTGAAGAAGCCGTAAACCACAAGACAGACAAGAAAGCACCACCTAAATCACTTAAGAATGGCACTAGAGATGGTGCTGAAATTCGTGAAGTACAAGATAATGGTATGTGGTCGCATAGTCTTGTTAAAGCTATTCCTTCTACCGCAACACTTTGGCCAATGGCAGGTATTCATCTTGATCAAGTTAAAGGTATTGCAACTGCGACACAACATTCTACCAGTATTCTGAGCAGTTCGATGCTATCACAAATGCCAGGTATGACCATGTCGTTAGGTAAAATGTTTAATATGCTTCAGTCAACTGGGGCATTAGATCAGATATTATCAAAACTACCGCCCGAAATAAAAGACGCTATGGTTTCCACATCTAATTTGATTACTCAGGTCGAAACCAGCTCTAGCTATGGCTTTGCTGTTACGAATCGCGTACAACCTGATACATTCTTACAGAACGCGACTCAGCTTCTTTCAACAGCAAAGAGTATTGGTGATATCGTAGACACCATGAATCGCTTGACTACGGATGAAAGTCTTCATGGGTTAGACAAGCTAGAAAAGGTTAAAATACGCACAGCAGGTGCATATGGCAATACTATTATGGAACTTGACTCAACAGGCGCAATCACTGCAACGATCAATCTTGCGGAGATCGTCGCTTCTGTAAATACAGATGCAAATGCCGTTACCACAATAGCCAATGTAGCTAACACACTTATCAAAAAGACAGGCAACAAGCAGGATGACGATGATGCAGAACAATATGTCAGCAATATTCAGGGTGCAATAAGTATGTTGACGTCCGCTGAACAGGCATTTTCTTCTTCTGGAAAGAATTTGTTTGGAGAATCTGCAAAGACCATGTTTGATATGCACAATAGAATGAACCCTGGTAAATTAGCACACATGAAACAACTGACAGAGAGTGTAAATACTGGAATAACTGCAAAGAAAAACATTAAGCCATTGACTGATTTAATTATGAAAGGTGGCAATATTCTGTCAGGTAAAGGTTTCTCATAATGGCTATTTCATCCAAACCACCTAATAAGTCTACGACAAACAACGCAAAGCAAAGCGGTTCGACTTGGGATGGACTTCCAGACGCTCGAAAGATGAAAGGCGCTGGTGTATATCCTAATGGTGATGTATATAAGACGCGAACAGGCCACACGTTCATGTTTGATGATAGTAATGGCGCAGAGAGCATCACATTGCAGCATCGTACAGGCTCAATGATTCAATGTATGCCAGACGGTGCAATTCAAATCGTCGTTCACAATGGACAGTACAATATTATTTTTGGTGAAAATCGTGTGCTTGTTACAGGTGCACAGGATATTACAGTACAGGGCACAGCATCACTTCGCGTCGAGGGTGACTATAATTTAACTGTAACTGGTAATATGAATGCGACAGTGGAAGGTGATTATAACCTAACTGCAAAGAATGTACACGCTACGGTCGCAGAAAATATAGAAATGGTGGCAACTAACTTGACTGGTAAGTTTGATGGCAATGGTATGCTTTCTACTCACGGCAACTTCATGATTGCTGGAGATGGTGATACAATCCTCGCTTCCACTAGTGGTACTCTTTCTCTAGGTGCATCAAAAGATATTGGTATTCGTAGTGTTGGTGCTGGTGTCCATGTGCAGTCATCGAACGATATCAACCTGAAATCAAGTAGTAAATTGAATATGCAATCGACTGGCAAAGCATCGCTCAAGTCTGCTGGCACTGTTGCCATTGAAGGTCCATCAGCAATTCAGTTGAACACAAGTGGTGAAGCAGATGATGCCGACGAAGCATCACAGAAGGTCAAAGCAAAACCAGCACCAAAAACAAAAACGGTCAATGACTCATTTACCAATCCCCCAACCAAGGGACAATATAATATCGCATAAATAAAAGTATGACCAATAAAGTAGCACGTAACAAAGATTATTCCGACATAGATCTGGATTTCTTACCACATCCTACAACTAAGGATGTACTGAGAAAGACAGGAATTGATTCTGTAAAAAGATCGGTTCGTAATCTAATTCTCACAAATTTCTACGACAGACCATTTCGTCCTTATATTGGGTCGAATGTCCAAAAGCTTTTGTTTGAGAATGCCAATCCACTTGTGGAAGGATTTATCAGAGACGCTATCAAAGAGGTAATAGAAAATTTTGAACCTCGTGTTTTAGTCAAAAAAGTGGATGCACTATTTGACTACGATAACAATGGTTATAATGTCAGAATTTATTTCATAGTCCTAAACAGTAGCGAACCCGCAGTAACAACCTTATTCTTAGAGCGCATTAGATGACAGCCAACACAAGTTTGAGAGTAACCGAATTAGATTTTGACTCAATTAAGCAAAATCTTAAAGAGTATTTGAGAGGTCAGTCACAGTTTCAGGACTTTGACTTTGATGGATCTGGTATGTCAGTTCTATTGGATATTCTTTCCTATAATACTCATTATATGAGCTACTATCTCAATATGGTAGCTAATGAGTCATTCCTTGATACCGCACAGCTCAGAACTTCCGTAATTTCTCATGCTAAAGCCATCAACTACGTGCCGGAATCGCGACACGGTGCTTCCACTACTGTTGATATTGTTGTAACACCTTCAGCTACCGAACCTACTGATTCTGTTGCAACACTGGAGAAGTATACAAAGATTTTAGGCACAGACATTGACGGTATAAACTATCCATTTGTTGTACTCAATAGTTCTACAGAATCTAAATCTAATGGTTCTTTCACATGGTATAACGTTGAGATTGCTCAGGGTGAAGTTATTACTCTGCAATATCTTATGGATTCATCTAATGTAAAAAGACGTTTTACTATTCCTTCAGCTAACGTCGATATCGATACAGTTACCGTGTTTGTACAAACTTCAACAACAAACACGACAACAGTGGAATACATTCGCGCTGGAGATGTCACAGAGTTGGATGGCACTTCTAAGGTATATTTTGTTGAAGAAGATGGTGAAGGCACATATGTAATCTATTTTGGTGACAATATTATTGGCAAGAAACCTGATAATGGAAATGTTATCATTGTGAACTATCTTGACACTGTAGGTGAAGAAGCAAACAAAATTAGCTCGTTCTCATTTGCTGAACCAGTAGCTGGATTGTTCCGAGATAGTACTCCTATTACACCTGATAGCCCAACTTTTGGTGGTACTGAAAAGGAAACAATTAGTGATATTCGTTTCCGTGCACCTTATGCCTATGCAGCACAGAACCGTGCCGTAACAAAATCTGATTATGAAACTTTGATCTCTAAGGACTATGACTATATCAACTCTGTGTCAGTTTGGGGTGGAGAAGATAATGATCCTCCTATCTACGGTAAAGTGTTTGTATCACTCAAGACAAAAGACAATTACTTCCTTACAAATGATGAAAAGCTTGAAATTACCAATAAGTTGATTAAGACACGTAATGTTATGACGGTCACACCAGAAATTGTTGATCCTTCATACACATATATTCAAGTCCGTGGTAATGTATATTACAATTCATACATCAGTTCCGCTTCAGCATCTGCCATCAAAGCATATGTTCTTGCAGCCATAGCAGACTATAATGATACCGAAATCAACTTTTTCAATTCCGTATTCCGTAAGTCAAAGCTCCAGAAGTACATTGAAAACTCATATAGCTCAATTACTGGTTCAGACATTAGAACATTCTTGCAGAAGCGTCTAATAGTATCTCCTAATGAGACTAAAACATATGTGATAAGTTTCAATGTTCCTATTAAACGCGGTGATTATACAGGAACAATGACAACATATCCACAGTTGACTGTGACAGATGGCAACTTTATTGACCGTAAGATATATTTCGAAGAAGTGCCTTCCAGTGCGACAGGTATTTTAGGCATTAAGATTGTAAATCCTGGCATCAACTATATCACACCACCTACCATTGTGATTTCAGGTGATGGTTCTGGAGCTACTGCGACCGCTCGAATTGCAGGCAATAGAATTTCAGCGATTGAGATTACCAATAAAGGTATCAATTATAGTCGAGCAACAGTAAACATTGTAGCTGAATTTGGCACTGAGGCTAAAACAGAAGTTCTTCTTGAAAGTAGATTTGCGACGCTTCGTTCATACTATATTGATGATACAGGCAAAAAGGTAATTGTTGTTGAAAATGCAGGTACTGTAGATTATGAAGAGGGTATTATCACACTCAATTCATTGAATGTAAAATCTGTAGAAGCCAATGATTTATACGATGAAAATATCTTTACGATCAGCGTTCCTATCGATCAAGAGGTTATTTTCCCACTTCGAAATCGTATCTTAAATATAGATGAGACAGATCCAAGCTCAATTCAGATTAACGTAATTACCGAATGATCAGCGAAAACAAAATATCAACTCTGGTATCTTCACAATTACCATTCTTTGTAAGGAATGATCACGAAAACTTTGTGGCATTCCTTGAAGCATATTATGAATGGATGGAACAGACACAGGGTGTTGTCAACGTAGCAAAGTCTATGAAAGATCAGTTGGATCTAGATAAGACTGATATATTTGTCCAACAGTTCTACAATAATTTTCTTCCTCTTATTCCACAAAATGTACTGGTAGATAAGAATTTACTTGTTAAGAATATTAAAGACTTCTATAAATCTCGCGGAACTGAGAAGTCTGTGCGCTTTCTCATGCGTATTCTTTTCAACGATGAAGTGGAATTTTATTATCCAAAGAAGGACATTCTTCGCGCTTCTGATGGTAAATGGTTTGTTGAAGATTCTATAAAAATTTCCGAGGTATATATTAACGGTGTCTTAGACAATAGAATTCAAACTGCTAATCTTCTAGTGAGTCGCCGAATTATTGGTCTAACTTCAGAAGCAGCGGCAACTGTTGAAAAATTAGATACCTACTATGAAAGTGGCGTTCTTGTTCGCGAATTGAAGATTTCTCAGCAAACTAAGGACTTTAGTTCTGGTGAATATATATCGACTACATATCTAGAAAATGGAAATGAAATTACCATTGAAGCTTTATTGTTTGCTGGTGGTATTAGTTCTGTTAAGATAGTTTCTCCTGGTGAAGGATATCAAGTTGGTGAGACGGTAACAATTACAGGTGATGGGTCCGGTGCAGTTGTTATCATTTCCTCTGTAAGTACTGGAAGTCTTTCCGGTATCGGAGTTATCAATGGTGGTTCTGGCTTTCAAAACAATAGTCAAGTTCTAGTTTCTGGTGGTGGAGGCAGTGGTGCGAATGGTTTAGTTAATTTGGTAGTTGACGATGGATCGATACACCCAAATAGCTACAACATAGTTTCGTCCACAATTTCATTGGAATCCAGTTCTCTTTTAAATAAGTCGAGTTATACTAATCTAAACTCCAGAAACGTAAATTCCACTATTGCTAGTGCAATGAATTACTTTACGTATGCAAATACAGGTCCAATTGGTAGTATAAGTCTAACGAATTTAGGTTCGAACTACACAGGCACACCAACATTTTCTATTGTCGCAAATACTCGCGTTCGTGCTTTAGGTATTCTTGGAAGAATGCAGATCATTAACGGTGGTAGTGGATATAGTGTTGGAGATATTCTCAAATTCAATAACGTGTTAGGTGGTTATGGATCAGGAGCTAACGCTAGAGTTAAAGCGGTAAACACATCTAGTTCAAGTGTTATCACTGAAGTTGAATTTACGGCTAGTGGCGGTCACATCATAGGCGGTTCTGGGTATGATCAAAACTTCTTACCCACTGTTGAAGTATTATCAGCAAATGGTGTTAATGCCAATATTATTGTAACATCTGTTCTTGGATTTGGTGAAAGACTAGCTTCAGTAGGTTCCAAAGCTGGTGCGATTCTATCTTTGTCTATCACATCTAGAGGTTCAGGCTATTCAACCGCGCCGACATTAAATCTTACAAATATTGGATCTGGTACAGCACAAGCTACCGCAACAGTGATTACAGGTTCATACAAGTATCAGGGTCGATTCTTAAATGATGATGGAATGGTTTCTTCATATAACTTCTTGCAGGACAGAGACTACTATCAACCATTTTCTTACGTTTTAAAACTCAAACATTCTTTGGAAAAATATAAGAGTATTTTAAATAAGCTCATTCATCCTGCAGGCATGAAGATGTTTGGAGAGTATGTTATTGAGAAAGATACAACACCTATTAATGCTTCTTTAAAGAATATTACGGTAAATGTTGCAAATCTTACCATAAAAGTTCTTATGATTAATACATCAACCGGTACAGGAAATTTTGTTCCTAATGAAGTTGTATATCAAGGTGCTACACTAAATACTGCTACATTTAAGGCATCTGTTGTTTCATGGAACAACTCAACAGGTAAGCTTGAACTTCTCGACTATATAGGTACTGCTAATACAGGAACCATTAGAGGTGTAACTTCAGAAGCAAACAGAACCGTAATTACCGTAGTCTAAATAATATGAATTTAGGAATAAAAAATGCCATCAACATACACTAAAAGTCTTGAAATATTGAATGCCGAACTTTTCAAAAGCTCAGTGGGTGGTACTTCAGAGCCATACATCTATTTCACATTTGGTAAAGTTGGACCTTGGACAGATGAACAGAATCCTCCTACACCTACATCAAATGTTACTCAACAGATAGAAGTTTGGAAAAATATTATCGGCGCAAAGCAGATTCAAGGTAATGATGTTAGCTTGTGTGTTCCTCGCATTAACTGGACAAGTGGTAACGTTTATTCTCAGTATGATGACCAAAGAAATACAACAGATTACGGTAACACTGCATCACCTTTTTATGTTTTAACGACGGATTACAACGTATACAAGTGTTTGAGTAACAATAATGGTGAGCCTTCTACAGTAAAGCCGGCATCAACCATAACTAACTCAGCCGTTGAGGGTGCAGACAAATATGTGTGGAAATATTTGTATACACTAACAGATGATGAAAAACTTAAGTTCTTAACTACGAATTATATGCCTGTTAAGAAGATAACCGAAGATAACGGATCTTTGCAATGGTCAGTTCAACAGAATGCGATTGAGGGGGCTATTGAGGCTATTAAAATTGAAGATGGTGGTTCTGGCTATAGTTCGGTTAGCCCACCCACACTCGTCATTAGTGGTGATGGAATAGATGCTACAGCGGTTGCAACCGTTAATGCAACCACAACTGCTATTAACAGCATCTCTATTCAGCAAAAAGGTTCTGGATATACGAATGCTACGATCAGTGTGATTTCATCAGAAGGTTCTGGCGCTAATCTAAGACCTATAATATCACCGCCAGGAAATCCTTCAGGTGGACACGGTTCTAGTCCGGTGGAAGAATTGGGTGCATCAAACGCTATCATTAATCTCAGACTTAATGGAACGGAAAGTGGTGTATTTGATATACAAAATAACTTCCGACAGATTGCCCTTATCAAAAATCCAAGATTAACTTCATCACTCGCGTATGCTACAGGAATTGTATACTCACAGCTAACAACATTGTTCCTTGATACAACAGGTTCAAGTGATTTTAGCTTAGATGAAATTGCATTTCAAGGTGCTACGCTGGAAACTGCAACGTTTAAAGGTACTGTAGTTTCATGGAATTCTAATAACGGAGAATTGAAACTCAATGACGTTACTGGAAATCCTAAATCTGAAATCATTACAGGTTCTTCTAGTAGAACCGTAAGAGCAGTTGTAGGTGTTGATAATTCATCGAAGCTTCAGAGGTATTCAGGAAGTATTCTATATATTGACAACAGCGTGTCTATTCAACGTTCAGCAGAACAGACAGAAGAATTCAAGATTATATTATCATTCTAATTTGCAAGAGGAAAAAGAATAATGGCTAATACTGCCGCCAATTCAGCATTGACAACAGATTTTAACGTAACTCCATATTATGATGATTATGATGAGGAAAACAACTATTATCGTGTCCTCTATAAGCCAGGATTCGCAGTACAGGCCCGTGAACTTACACAGATGCAGACTATCTTGCAGAAGCAAATTGATAGATTTGGTAAGCACGTTTTCCGTGACGGTTCCATTGTTCTTCCAGGTCAGTTTGGTATTGAAAAGGATGTTGATTACATAAAAGTCAAAGATGAAGACGATACAGGTGCACCAGCTAATCTTAGTCTTTTCCTCAACAAAGATATTTACAGCGTAACAAACAACGTTGAAGCCTACGTTATTGAAATTCTTCCTGGTTCTGAAAACAGCGTAGATGGTAATTACAAAACTCTATTCATTCGATACAAGTCTTCTTCACCTTCTAACACAAGCATTGTAAAATTCAATGCAAGTGAAGTTTTGTCTACAAACACAGGACAAAAACTAGTAGCAATCGATACAGCACCAACAGGTTTAGGTTCACGCTTCATCATCCGTGAAGGCGTTATCTTTGCTAAAGGTCATTTCTTAAGATTTAATGAGCAATCAATAGTGCTTTCGCGTTATGGAACAAATCCGACATGTCGTGTAGGATTTAACATCTCAGAACGTATCGTTAAAGCATCAGATGATAGTTCGCTCCTAGATCCTGCTCTTGAAGCTTCCAATTACTCAGCTCCAGGTGCTGATCGTCTTCAACTTAATTTGGAATTACAAGTTCGTGATATTGATGATGAAGAAGAAGCACCAAACTTTGCAGAACTCTTTACCATCAAAGAGGGAATAATCATTGAAAGATATGACCGTTCGCAATATAACATTCTACAAGATGAGCTTGCAAAACGCACACTTGATGAATCTGGTAACTACTATGTGTGGGGTCTAGATGTTCGTGTTCGTGAGAACTATGATTCTGGTACAAATGGTGGTTATTCTGCAAATGGCAACTCAAGCTTCTTGTCTATTGGTGTAGAACCTGGTGTAGGATATGTTAGAGGTTATGAAGTTGGTAAGCTTGTAACCGATTATGATGTTGTTATTCCTAAAGCTTCAACATATGCGAATCTAAGCGGACAAGTTGCAACTGCATCTATGGGTAATTATGTTAGATGTAATAACGTTTTTGGTCAAATTTCTTCTGATACAGGTGCAGTTGTTAATCTCTATGATACTGCCACAAAAAGAATTGCAACACGGGGTGCTCTTGCAGGAACGCCATCAGGCAATAATATTGGTACTGCCCGCGTTCTTTCAGTTGTCAAATATGATGGAATTTTAGGTACACCAGACGGTGAAGTTTTCGTTTACCTATCAGACATTCGTATGGTTGGATCAAATTCTTTTGCTCAAGTTAAGACAATAAACGCTTCAGGACAGTTTTGGGCAGATCCGATTGTAGATGCTTCTCTTGATACACTTTCATTGGAAGGTAAATCTATA